GGATGCGGCGATCGTTGCGGCAGTAATGGTCGATAAGCTCCAGCTCCTCAGCGGTGAGGCAACGGCAAGAGTTGAGAGGGTCGAGGTTAGCCAGGACAAACTCTCGGAAATGCTGGCGGGTCTTCCTATGCTCGAGGCGGAGCTGGTGCCGGTAACCGGTTTAGGTGGGAGCGGGTCGGGACAAAAGGGGCAGGCTGTGGCGGGTTGCCTGGGGTTGGATCCGGTGGGATTGGGGCGCGCTGGCTCCGGTTCTGATAATCAATCAGATGGTTTGCAGTGTTTACAAGACGTAAGCGCGGGGATGGGGACAACTTCGGGGACGGGTGACGCTGCGGGTCGGGTCGAGGTCGGTGATTTGTCTGCCGAGACGGAGGGGGGGAGGGGGTCTGAATTTTCGAGCCCCCCCCCGTTAGCATTCACTGATTTGGGTGAACGGAAAATTTTTAGCAAAGGAGACCTTAACTCCTAAACGGAGGTCCATTTTATGCAAAATAAAAAAAACAAACCGGAGGTGGAGCAGGCGACGCCTCCGGTGCAGGAGGCGGTGAAGGTCAAAGTATACCGCCATGTGCCGAACAAGAACTTGCTTCAAGTGCAAGTGCCTAATGGGGACGGGGGAACAATGAAGGTGGGATTGATGCGTGTGCGCGATAGCCACTACTACAGGGCGGGGGAGATGATACCGGCGAGGTTGGGCGACCATGATGTGTGGGAGCCGCTGAAGACCCGTTTCCGCCCCAACATAGGGGGGCTGGTATGAGTGGCGTTACGGCGTTGTTGCTGGCGGGGCTGGTGATGCTGGCTCTCTGGACGACTTTTCACATGGGGGTGGAGTGCGGCAGGGAGGAGAAGGAAATGAATGATGATGAGGATGATGATTTTACAAAAAAATGAAAACGCGATTGATTGTTATTGATACGGAGACGGGGGGATTGGATTCAAAAACAAACGCCCTGCTTTCTTTGAGTGCGCTTGATACGCTTGATGGGGAGGTTTTTACAGCGATGATAAAGCCTTCGCCTGAGTGGATCGTGGAGCCGGAGGCGATGCGGGTGAATGGGTTCACCTTGGATTTTCTGGAAAAACACGGGCGGCCTGAGCGGGGGGTGATGGAGGACTTTGCGTTGTGGCTGGGGGAGCGGCGGTATGCGTTGCTGGCTGGCTGTAATGTGGCGTTTGACATTGGGTTCCTACGGGCGGCGGGGGAGCGTGTGGGGCTGACGTTGCCGCTGGGCTATCGCTCGGTGGATTTGCAGGCGGTGGCTTGGCTGGCTTGGGAGGTGGGCGGTCTGGAGCTGCCGCTGGGCAAGGATGGGCTGCCTAAGTTGAGCTTGTCGGTGATCTCGGAGGCGCTGGGGCTGGGCAGGACGAGTAAGACGCATAATTGCCTCGAGGACACGATGCTGACGTGGGCGTGCCTGAGCAAGATCGGCCGCTGCGTGGAGATGGCCCCTCGCGTGGAGGTGCAGCCATGAACTCGAAGGAGAGGGCGCTTTCTTACGACGATGCCCGCTGTGGCCATCGTGTGGTGATGAGCCCAAAGATTACGAACAAGGCTCTTACGCGCTGGCTTGCTGGCCGTGAACCTCAAAAAAAGAAACTGACGGAGAAAAAAGAAAAAAATGAGCAACTGGATTAAAATGCGGAGCAATCTTTGGGATGATCCTCGGATCGCCAGAATTTGCGACCTGACCCATAAGCGGGAGGCCGAGGTGATTGGTGGGCTGTATTGGATATGGTCGATGGCCGATGAGCAGAGCACGGATGGACAGCTTGATGGGCTTTCGCTTGGAGCTATCGACAGGAAGACGGGGGTTAAGGGATTGGGAGCGGCTCTTGCAAGGGTTGGTTGGATTACGGAAGTTGAAGAGGGCGTAGAGATTGCACGCTTCGATGAACATAATGGAGCGTCTGCAAAAAGACGGGCGGAGATGGCGAAGGCGTCATCAAAATATAGAGCCTCGTCATCAAAGCGTCATCACTCTGATATGACGGATGGATCACGGACATATGACCTAGATAAGAATAGAATAGATAATACCCCTATAGTCCCCAATGGGGACATGGTGTTGGAGGGTGAGAGTGTTGATTTACCGGCACCGGAGGATCAGATCGTTTCGAGATTTCGTGAGCTTTTCCACATTCGACCGACTTCGACTCTGGATGCCTCCACGACCAAGGCTTACCAGAAAAATAAAAAAGCGGCGGCGGAGTTGAGCGATGAGGATTGGCGGGCGCTGGAGTGGGTGTATCGCCAGCAGGAGGGCGTGGCGGCGACTTACAGGCGTAAGGACTTGGCTACGTTGCTGAATAACCTCACTTCGGAGGTGCAGCGGGCCTACGATTGGGCGGGTCGCTCGGGGGTGAGCTTTGCCCTGGTGAGGGTGGCGGTGGAGTCGGAGCCGGAGGGGTGGGCGTCGATCATCACGGATGAAGACCCGAGCTATAATTGCATTTCGTGGGCGGCTTTGCCGGATTCGATGAAGCGTTATGTGCGGGAAAAAATCCGCCAACGGCATGAATCCTAACGATTACTTTTATCAACAACTTACCGAGCGCGATGCGATGGAGGAAGGGTGCTTCCGCGATAGCTTCCGCTTGGAATGGGGGGTGGCATTCCCTCCGCAACTTAACAATGAATACGAACAATATATGACTACAAATAATGAATCCCTCGATACTTACGAGGAAAATAAAAACACGGGGCTGGCGCTGATCACTCGGCATAGGCCGGATGCGAAGTATGACTTCCTGCATTTCCAGGTGGGGGTGATGGCGCTGCGGCAGATGGTGGAGCCGATCTACGACGAGGCGGGGGAGAGGGTGATCGGGGAGCGTCCGCTGGATCGGGCGACTTGCATGGTCTTTAATCTCTTGGGCTTTGGTGCGTCTTTGCAAAAAGCAAAAGCAATGATGATGAGGAACTACAAGCTATGAGCGTGTCAATGAATTGGGTGGATGCCGATAAACAAAAGCCGGATGATGGCGAGACCGTCATCATTCACATGCAGGGGGGTGAAGTCTGGACGGGTTTCCTTGACGGGGATGTCTGGCGGAATGTGTCGGGCGCACGGATTCACGAGGAGGAGCCGGTATTGCACTGGATGCCGCTGCCTAACCCTCCAATGGGAGGACGGCTATGAGCGTGAGTTCTTTACCAGAGGCTCCGGTGTGCGAGCGTGCGGTGATCGGGGCGGCGTTGCAGGAGGGGCGGGTGGCGGATAGCGTGCTGGAGGTCTTGCGGCCGGAGCATCTCGCTTGGCCAGCGAATAAGGAGATCCTTTCGCTGATCTCGGATATGCGCCAACAGGCGTTGCCGGTGGATTTTATCTTGGTGACGACGGCGTTGGATAAGGCGGGAGTCCTCGAAGCAGTGGGCGGGAGTGCCTACCTCTCCGAGTTGGCGACGGATATGGGGACGGTGGCAAATTGGCAGTTCTACGCCGAGGAGGTGATCGACTCATGGAAGCGTCGGGAGATGTTGGCTGCGGCGATGAGGTTGGCGCAGGAGGCCCGTGATCCGACTTTGAGGGTCGAGGACGCGCAGGAGCGGTGCGAGCAAGTGCTATACGGCTTACGGGAGAGTATCGGGAAGGAGAATGTGGTGGCGCATTGCAAGCGGGCGGTGCTGGAGGCGGTGGAGCATATCGAGAAGGTGTATCAGAATCGCGGGCAGACGGTGGGGCTGGAGAGTGGCATTCACGATCTGGACCGCTCGACGGGGGGATTCCTCGGCGGGCAGATGATTGTGATCGCGGCGCGTCCGGCGTGCGGGAAGTCGGCGCTGGGGATGCAGATGGCACTCCATGCGGCGATGAAGGTGCAAGTGCCGGTGCTGGTCTTCTCGGTAGAGATGCCGTCGATGGAGCTGATGACTCGGGCGATATGCTCGGAGGCGGGGATCGACCTTCAGCGGGTGAGGGATGGCTTTTTGCCCGCGACGGCGCTGGGGAATGTGTCTTCGGCGGCGAGCCGCTTGAGCAAGGCGAACTTGTATCTGGACGATACGGCTGGCTTGACGGTGGCGCAGTTCCGCTCACGGGCGCGGCGGGCTAAGGCGGCGCACGGCATTAAGCTCATTGTGGTGGATTATCTGCAATTCATGCACGGCAGCTCGAAGCGGGCGGGGGAAAGCAGGGCGCTGGAGGTGAGCGAGATCAGTAAGGCGATCAAGACGACAGCGAAGGAACTCAGTATTCCGATCATTGCCCTAGCGCAGCTCAACCGCGATGCGGATGAGCAGAGCAAGCCGAAGCTGTCGAATCTCCGCGAATCGGGCAGCATCGAGCAGGATGCCGATACGGTGATGCTCATTCACCGCCTAGACAAAAATAAAAAACGGGCGGGCGAAGCTGAAGAGCCTATGGATCACAATACGTTGCTGATCCTTGCGAAACAAAGAAACGGCCCGACGCCGGAGATCAAGCTCAACTTCATCGGCGAGCACACGACCTTCCGCAATGTGACGGAGAAGGCGTATAGCAACAACCAGAACGAAAGGCAGAAATAAAACCATGAGTATCATATCAGATTCGGCGGTGGGGTGTACGGCTTGTCATCGGGAGTGGCTTGACCATCCAGGGTTGGACCACACTTGCAAGCTGGCGACGGACTTGGCGGCGACGTTGAGGGGGGTGTTGCGCTATGCGGACCCTCCAGAATACACGCGCGATATTGGCGAGCAGGAGATTTATTTTGACCTCATCGAAAATGCGCGGCGGCTGATCGTCAAGGCGCGGACTTTTGAAAGCGAACTATGAACTCTCTCTCGGACTACATAGCGCACAAGGGTATCGACCCGACGCATACGCTGAATCTTCTCCAAGATGCGGGGGTGGTGTCGGATCTGTGCATCACGGTGGATGAAGTGGGCGATACGGGCCTCGCGGTGGCGTGGCTGAATGAACATGAATCTGAACTGCGGAGGGCGAAATGATGGACATGGCCTTGGGCTACTTGGCCTTTGGGGTGCTCTTTTCGGGGGTTTTTCTGTGCATAGCAAATGAACATGATGATTACTAAAATCAATACAGGCACGCCTGAGACGGATGCGGCGGTGATGGCGGCGGGAGGAGATTGGTCTTACCCGCTGCGGGAGTGCAGTCGCCGGTTGGAGCGGCAGCGCGATGAGGCGGTGGAGGAGGTGAGGCGGCTCAAGATCATCCTCGATTTAATCAAAAAGGAGGCGCAGTGATTCCGCAGACTTCTAATCCGGTGATACCGGAGATCGTGGTGGAGGGGCGGCGGGCGGATGGGACATTTGTGGTGGTCTCGCAGGGGCGGCGTCTTGTGGCGACGGAGGCGCAGCTCCTTGCGATTCACCGTGAGCGGGAGGAAAAAATCGCTCGTATGGTGGAGGATCCGTGGCGCTATGGATGGGAGAATCCGGCGTGGGGTCGGGCGGATGCGGCGTTTACGGATTTGAGGAAGCAATTCCCCAGGGGAGTGACGGAGCTTCTTATCCTCGGCGGCAACCGCTCGGGGAAGTCGCGCTACTATGCGCGGCGGGCGATGCAGCATCTGGTGAATAAGCCTGGGGCGAAGGTGTGGTGCCTTCAATCCACGGAGGCGGCGTCGATCCAGAGTCAGCAACCCTACCTTTGGGAATACCTACCGACCGAGTGGCGGCCTGCGGCCTCGGGCAAACTCAAGAAGGGGAGCGTGGCAAATATCACCTACTCGCAGAAGGGGGGCTTCACCGAGAACTCGTTCGTGCTGCCGAATGGCTCGCAGTGTTGGTTTAAATTTTACTCGATGGATGTGACGAGCATTGAGGGCTCGGAGTTGGACTTCGTGTGGGCGGATGAGCTGGTGACGCCGGATTGGTTGGAGGCGTTGAGGTTCCGCTTGCTTACGCGAGATGGGGAGCTGGGTATCGGGTTCACTCCGATAGAGGGCTACACGACGACGGTGAAGGAGTATCTGGATGGGGCTCGGACGCTGGAGGAGTGCGAGGCTCCGCTCTTGCCGCGACATAAGCATGGGGAGTTGGTGGGCTATGAGATGGTGCCGAGGGTGCAGCAATGCACGCGCGAGAAGGCGAGGGTGGTGTATTTCCACACGGCGGATAATCCCTACGGCAACCCCGAGGCGATGGCGATGGAGTTAAAGGGGAGCAATCGCGAACGTGTGCTCATGCGTGCCTATGGGGTGCCGACGAAGCATCGGTTGTCGATGTTTCCGAAGTTCCGCGACACGGTGCATGTGGTGCCGCAGGACAAGGTGCCGAGCGGGGGAACGGTATTTCATTTTGTCGATCCAGGGGAGGGGAAGACGTGGGCGATGCTGTGGGTGAGATTCTCACCGGATGGCAGGGCGTGGGTGTATCGGGAGTGGCCGGACCAGATCGACTACATCGAGGGCGTGGGCTATGCGGGCGCGTGGGCGGATCCGGATGGCAAGCTGCAAGATGGTCGCCCTGGGCCAGCGCAGAAGGCGTGCGCGGGATTCGGCTTCGATGACTACAAGCGCATCATCGAGGCGGCGGAGAAGGTGGATGGGGTCACGGCGGCG